GTCCGGGTTACCGGGTAGCTCCAAGCGCAGTCTTTTAACTTGTGTAGGAGCCGATCATGGTTAACACTGTTGACAATGTTTTCGTAGCGACATTCGAAAGCATTTTGCGCCACCTTGCGCAACAGAGGCCTTCACGACTTCGAGCTAAGATCACTGAACGTGGTGTGAACTCTGAAGAGCACAACTGGGAACGGTTGGGCACTCGTGAAGCCTTGGTGAAAACCACTAGACTCCAAGCGACCCCGGTTCAAGATTGGCCGTGGTCAAGACGTGTTTCGGTACCAACGACGTACGATACCGGTGATTCCACCGAGCAAGAAGATATCGTGCAGATGATTATTGACCCGAACTCAAACCTCGCACAGTCGCAAGGCTATGCAATGAGGCGAGCGTTCGATGATGAAATCATCGCGGCGGCAACTGGCACGGCGCTTGATGGTCTAGGCGTTGCCAATGCCTTCCCCGATGCTCAAAAGGTATTCGGGGTCACGGTTGATGTTTACGACACCAGCCTTAACTTCGATCTTGTTACACAGGTAACTGAGAAGTTCCTTGAGAACGATATCGATCCAGACGAGCCGAAGTGCATTGTAATCGGCCCTGTTCAGGCCCGGAAGCTCTTGCAGCTGACGGAAGCGACCAGTGGCGATTACGTCTATGTTAAAGCCCTCGCAGAAATGGGCTACATCGACAACTGGATGGGGTACCAGTGGATCGTATCCACTCGGTTGAACCATCCGACTGCACCGGGCGTCGATATCGACTGTTTCGCCATGACGAAGAAAGCTCTTGGCTTGATGGTTGATCGCGATATCACTTCGCGTGTTGCAGAAGACCCATCCATCAGCTTCGCATGGCGGATTTATTCGTTCATGACTATCGGGGCTGTTCGGGTTGAGGACGAGCATATCGTCAATCTGCAGTTGCTGGATACGATTTAACCCGTACTTCTGGCGAAGTGTGAGTTGGGGTCCCGTTATCGGGACCCCGTTTTTACCGGAGAAGATAGTGGATAAAATCACAGTTAGCGGTATTGCTGATTCGAAACCCAGTATGGTAGTAGCAGTTGAAGCAGCAGGGGCTATTACCGTTGGTGCAGGTGAACTCATAATCGCTGTAGGCGATAATGTTAAAGCGGATCACACAGTTTTAGCCCCTGGAGTTGCTCCAGTTGGCAGTAATCAGCGAGCCGCTACAGCGCTTGAAGTGCTTCGAGAGAAACTCAGAGAAGCGCAATACCCGAATGGTCCACTGGCGGTTACTTTCGTTAGTGGTGCCCCACCAAATGCAGAAGGATATGCTGTTGCTAATGCAGCTGCTGTCCCAGCTTTAACAGAAGACGATGCCGTTATTGCCTACGACACCGGCTTCTATCCGGCAGGTAATTCCGAGAATATCGGAAGTGTCATTCGACGTGCCGCCGAACTGTTCCAGGAAGCAATCCTGAAACTAAATTAAGGCTACAATAAGGAGTAAATCTCCATGAGAGTAGGAGCAAACGTTCGCCAGTTCCATCGGATTAAAAAGATGCATAAGGAAGGCTATCCAGCAGAGGTAATTGCTAATAGTATTCCAATGACGCCACAGAGTCTTGAGAAAATCTTGGCTCATATTGATGGCAGGGAAGAAGTGACCTTGGCGGTCGAGGAAAATGCCGAGGTCCAGGCTCTGCGGCTAAAGGTCGCTGATCAAGCTCAAAAACTGGCTAAGTATGAGGAGCCACAGGATGGCGAGACAATACAGCACGGCGAGACCGAAGAGGTCAAAGCTGAGGAAACGGTCGAAAGTAGTGCCGAAGTCGCGGAAAGTAAAGAAGTCGCGACTGATGAAAGCACCTAGGGGCTATTAATGCCCCATATTTCCGATGCGCGTTTCGAGGCGCTACGGGCGCAATTACCCTTAGTACCTCCCACCACCAATGATCTGCTGTTTGAGTGGACATTAACGCAGGGTGGTAGCGGTGCTACGCTCAATGATCGTATTCGTAACATGCTGATCTTTCAGGGTGCTACTCCCGGGCATGTCAATGACATGTGGGCGCAGGTATTGACGCTCAATGGGTTCGGTGGCTCTTTGAATGATCAGTTAAAAGAATTTTGGGAAGCTGGTGGCACCTTTGCTGGTGGCCCCGGTGTAAGTAATTGGCAACTAGAAGGATCAACTGATGCTTGGGCCACTGAAAGTGGCGGAGTTTGGTTGACAGAGGCACCATAATCATGCCCGATCTTAAAATTTCAGCAGCACCACCGAATCCAGCCCCCGCAGGGACTGATAGTTTTGCAACGAATAAGGCCGGTGTTGATTTTCAAACCACACTAACCCAGATATTGAGCTTAATTGTCTTTCCCCCGCCTCCCCCGGAAGTTAATGACCTCTCGGCGGCTGTTACGTGGGCCAATATCCCAGATGCCAACGTGCCTCAAAGTGCAGTAACTCAGCATCAGGCTGCTCTTGCTATTCTTCGTGCACAATTGACCGATCTGGCAACGGTGTCACAGGCCGAAGCTGAAGCCGGTACTGCGACAAATGACCGCATCTGGACAGCAGAGCGTGTCGCACAAGCGATTGCTGCTCTTGGTGGCGGTGGTGGGCTACCAGAATATCTATATAATGCTAGTGATTTTCAGAATCCAAATAATGCTGATTGGAATGTTCAAGCACTTGCTCCTGCGGCTGCGGATAGCAATAACGCGGCCCTGACGGTTCGGCTATTTGATGATGCTGTTGCGGAGGGAGTAGGTATACAATTTAGGATTCCCGTAGGTGCTACATCAATGGTATTTAATGCTGTGAGTCGTGCCGAAACAGCGCCCGGAGTAGCTGCAGTAGTTTCACCTAGGATACATTTTCGTACTATTGGTGACAATGCAGCAGTTCCCGCCCCACCAAACACACAATTCAGCATGAACGATATTAATATTCCGACAAACGAGAATTTTCAGTATGATTCGCAAACGATTACTCTCGCTTTTATGGGTCTTACAGCCGGGGATTACGTACAATTTGAGTATTCAAGAAATCCCACACATCCAAACGACGATTTAGTGGGTGATTGGGCGCTTCTATCTCTCTTAATGAGCTTCACGTAATGGGAATTCGATCAAACGACAACGATGGTAGCTCCTTTAATTTTAATAATTTAGCGGCGCTGCGGAATGACCCCATATCAGCCCTGCTATGGGTAAATCAGTATAGCGGAGGGGGTAATCCAGGGGCCGGTGGAACGTTATTCTCTATATGGGGCGGAAGCGACCGAGCGTGGAGAATTTCAGCCAGTGATGCCCCATTGGAGTATAGGGCCAGAATATCGACTACCGGGGCTGACCAATTAAGTCTTAGTAGTAATACAACCATTTCTTTGGACAGATGGTATCTTGTAGGTATGGACTACGATGGTACGGATATTAATTTCTGGCTAGACGGAATATTAGATGCTGGGCCGGGGAATCAACCTGGGGGATTACATGCTTCTGTATTGGATTTAGCGATACCGGGGCAAGATGGAGGGGCCGATCAAATTGATGCCTCTACAGCAGATGCTAGGGTCTATAATAGGATCTTAACACCTGCTGAATGGCTGACTATTTTTACAACGCAAGGCAAAGACGGTATCGTTGAAGGACTTTTATTTAGGTCGCCCCAAAATGATAGGGAACCGGGGACACTTGTATCGGCAAAGAGTCCGATAGATGTTGGTCCGAATAAAATTAGCTTTGCAGGAAGCTTTGGTGCTCCGGTATCTAATTACGAGGAAGGTCCCGGGTTTGGTTTTAAATAAGGAAGATTAGCATGGCATCCGTACTTAATAGGACGACTAAAGAATTTCGAACGTCGGCGCATACACCCGACTTTCCGGTTGCTGATTGGATCATTAATCCTGATCTTACGGCAGTGGCCGGTCAACCCACTATATACTGGGTTATAACCGGTGATGTTGTTTCGCTTGCCTCGGTGGGAGAACAGGCGACAATTGACGCGGCACTGGCGGCAGCAAAACTTACCACTGAGAAAGACGCTGCTAAATCTCAAATTGATGTTGAGCGGGTTGTACGAGCTTTAGTTGATATGCTTCCAGGCGAATTCAATATTCTTCGTACCTTGCATTCGCTTCCGGATCGTACGGCTGCACAAGTAAACGCGGCCCTTAAAGCTAACGTTGATGCTCAAACATAATGGCCCGTGTATCACCCATACAAGAATCCTTCGCTGCCGGGGAAATTGATGCACGGATACGTAGCCGTGTATCGGCGGATGCCTATAAAGCTGGCTTAAAACGGGCAAGAAATTGGTATCCGTTAGTCCAGGGGCCAATTCGTATGCGTGAAGGTTCCCGATTTGTTGAGGCGGTAGACCCTGATAATTGGATATCGGGAACACCCGGTGCTGAAGGTTTACGTGTATTCACATTTCAGCGCGGCCTGGATGAAGATATTATTGTCGAGGTCGGTGAAGATACCATAATTCTCCGTAATTCTATCAGTGGTGCACCGATTGTTGGTGGTGTTACAGGTAACTTAATCCCTGATCCCATGTGGAATCTTGGATTTCCAAGCACAACTTGGGACCCAGATCGGGATAAATCTGTCTTTCATACTGATCCGGGTCGAGCCGTTTCTGATCATAATGGCCCCTATTGGCAAGGTCTCCCACAAGCATTTATTAAATTACAATGTAATACAGATGATTCACCTGATGGGTTTCATGGCATTGCGCTTGAAAATGGGGTCATAGCTCCAATCACTATCCCAGCTGGTTCTGAACTTTTGCTTAATGAATTGATTATTAGGTGGAAAACTTTATTTGAGACTGATTTTTTAGGCACTAGGATAGGGATTCTAGGGGGTTTACCACTCCCTGATCCTGTTATAAGAGTACAGATTGGTACGGCTAAGGGTTTATCCGATGTTTTTACAAGTGATATTATTATTGGTGCTGATTTAGTATATGTAGACACTACTTTTAATTTTGTCCCGGGCGCTGGTAATAATTCCTTATATATATCAATTGGATTATTTTGGACCGGTACTACTGATCCTGTGCCTGATTTACGAACTCCACCAGCGTTTAGTGCGAAGTTAACGATGGATATAGGTGTATTACAATGGACCGCACCGTTAGCGGGTGGGTCAGGGTCAACAGTTGAATTTGCATCGCCCTATACAGCAGCGCAATTAGAGTGTTTACAATTTTGTATGGACCCAGGCGAGAAGGTAGCGTATTTTACGCATCCAGAGGTCGAGACTCATAGGCTAAGACTTGATGTTGGTGAGTGGACATTTGAGGCATTATCCACTATTACATTACCAACTGTATTTGTAGCTCCAACACCGAATACTTGGGCTGCTGGTAATTTCCCTGTATCATGTGCTTTCCATGAGGGAAGGCTTTGGTTGGGCGGTTCTCCCAATAATCCGGCTACTTTATGGGCATCAAGGTCTGGGAATTATCGAGATTTTAATAATGTAGCCCCATCATCTAAAGATGATCCACTTTTATTCCCGTTATCGTCGTCTGGAAATATTGAAACTTTAACTAGTAGAAAGGAACTAGTAATACTTACTGATATATCCGAGGTTATTGGAACATCACAACAAGGTGTCATTGCCTTTGACGATTTCTCATTTCCAAAGCAGACAGATTGGGGATCAAATTGTGTGCAGCCTATAGCCGTTGGCCGCGATATGGTTTACACATCGAATAGTCGAAAGAGGGTAAGAACGTTTGCGGATGAAGGCGGCACTAATTTTGGTTGGGACGGTAAGGAACTAAGTCTGTTAGCACAAGACATTTTTGGTTCTCCTGTTCGTCGGATGGTTTATCTTGATGAACCGGGGTATCAGGCATGTTTTCTGCTAGCTGATGGCTCAATGGGTATGGCTACCTTCTTTTATCCAGAAGATGTTATAGGGTGGTGGCGTTATACAACCTCATTTAATGGAAATAGGCTGTCGGGCGATGAATCTAAGCCCGGATTAGGAAATCAAAGTGATAACAATATCCAGACTGTAAACCAGATCATGGATATAACTAAAATTAACACATCAACAGGCGCAAAACTTTGGATGATCGTTAATCGGGTTGGATTTCCAGGTACACAAAAACCCGGGCATGAGGTATTAGGTTTCGAATCCGGATTAAAACCGTCATTGGATTCATACGCGATTCGCTCAATTGATCCTATTACTCTTACATGTTCAGATATTGATGAATTAACAGATCAAAGTGTAAATGTCGTGGTTGAACGTCTAGACCTCACAACCTTAGAATTTTCCTATACTGTACACCCAAATGTTACGGTAATCGCGGGAGTTTCAAGTCCACTTGAATCATGGGCGGCAGGACACACAGCTTACTTAGGATTATTTTACAATAATGATTGCCAGTTGCTATCACTTGAAGGGGTTAGTCAGAGAGGTACGTCTCAGTCGTCCAAGCGTCGTTGGAATAAGGTCTTTGCGAGACTTAATGATTCTCCAGTACCTATAATTGAGGGCATAGCAGCTAAGGATCGTACTCCAGCTGCGCCAATGGGAGTAGGCGAGCCACTGATTACCGGTGATACAGAAATTGTAGATCTAGGTTCCGGTGAGGGAGATTTGGAAATAACGCAGGATAAACCAATAATTACGGAAATAACCGGTATATTTGGTAAGGTTGTCTCTGAGGAAGTATAATGGCTAACGAAGTACAAATAGTGAATCTTGCCCTATCTTGGCTGGGTCAGAATTTGATTAATGCTTTAGGTGACAATCAGAATGAAGCGATTGTCATGAATGCCAATTATGCCCTATCCCGTGATAAGGTATTGAATGACAGTGCCTGGAATTTCGCGACTAGGCGGCAAATATTGTCTCCTGTAGCTACACCGCCTCCATTTGGATTTGCTAATCAGTTTTTAATCCCAAGTGACGTATTATTTGTACACAGGGTATTAAGGCCACAAAGCACTGGCGCTACCTTATTTAGTCAAGTTAGGTCCCGGGTCGGTGTAAATGCTGACTGGATACGGGAGGGTAATCATATCCTTGCAAGAGAGGATGTGATACATTGTATATTCATTATCCAAATAGCGAATACTGATTTATTTTCGGCTTCGTTCGTGCATGCGTTAGCTGCTAGACTTGCAGCTGATACAGCGTTAACTTTCACTGAAAATAGAAAATTGAAAGAAGAAATGGAGTTAATGTATATCGCTAAACTTGCTGAGGCACAATTCTCTGAGGGCAGACAAGGAAGAACGGAGAGGATTCAGAGCAACCTACTCACAGGTACGAGGACGCGGTAATGGAATTTGTAGCTATTGCACTCGGACTTGCTCAAGCCATTGGTGGAATATGGGGCGCTGGGAAGCAAAAGAAGGCCGATAAACAATCAGCTGAACTTGCATATTTGGACAATCTTGAGAAGATTCGTCGACGTGAATTCGAGCAAGAACAAACTAAGGGCGCTGCTAAGGCACTTAGTGAAACTGCAGGTGTTCTGCATGCTGGTGGGTCTACTGCACAAGGGGTTCTGGACACGATGGCTCGGGAATTTAAGAAGGAACTTGATTGGATGGAGAAGTTCGCTAAGGAAGCTCGTAGAATTGGCATAAAAGTTGCTGATGTTCAAGCACAAACTAGTACATATAAGTCCGTCACTGGCGGTATTCAAACTGGTATATCACTTTATCCGACGTAATAATGAAGATACCTGACATAGCCCAACAACCAGTAGGCGAATTTGCTTTAGGCAATATTCGACAGCCTAATTACCAGGCTTTAGGCACAGCTATAGGTGAATTTGTAGCCGTTACAGGTGAAGCGGTAATAGATGTTCTGCAAGATGCTGATACTCAATTGAGTAAATCTACTGCTGGAGCAGCTAACGATTTATCTGAACTTAGGGCCAAATTAGAAGAATCAAATACAGTATCCACAGCAGAAATACCGGATAATCTTACTGAATCGGTATATGAAATTGGCGCTGTACTTGATATTAGAGGCGAGAGAGTAGAAATCGGTCAGCCTCGGGTATTTACCCATTATGTCGCAGATGAATGGTGGCAAAAGCAGGGTCAAGAAATTATACAATATTGGGCGGACCAGATAAAGAATAATGATGCCCGGGCAGAATTTCTTGAAGAAATGGGTACACGGTATTTTGCACCTGGTACTCTTGCCATCAATAAAGCGACGCTTGCTAAACGTCGAGCGCATAATCAAGCCACAGCCGAGAATGCAATAAGGGATGTTATAGCGTCCGTTGGACCGAAAGAGCAAAGAGAGGAGCAAGCTTTAAAAATAATCGCAAGGCAAGAAATGCTTGGAGCAGACCCAGTATGGGCTGACAGACAACGAAAGGACTTAGGTCCAAGAATTGATCAACTTGAAATACAGAATGAGATATTTGCCGCTGATAGCGAGGATCAAATTAATCTGATCGAAGAGCGCATGTACAGTACCGGAACACGCATGTCCCCAGAGCAAACACGGACTATGGGTTCACAAATGGATATAAGGCGTAGAGAATTCTTAGCTGAGAAGAGAGAGCGACAAGCTGAGAACACGGATAAAGCGCTTTATGATTATATCAATCCAGATATACCATTTAATGAAATGACTGTGGCTGATTTACTTAATACTGATGCAATCACATATCAACAAGGTTGGCCATTTCTTAACGCTTTGCGGGGTGGTGGTACAACTAGTACATCTGATCCAGTTGTACTAAGTTTGTATCGGGGCGCGATAACTACTCTCCCATATACGGGTAATCGAGCTAGAGTAAGGGATCGGGCTACTTTGCTAAAAATGACTATTGCACGTGCATCGCAGGGATTGAACCCTAACGGGACGCCTACTGGGTTACCGGCTAGAATTACGGGTGATGATGCTTTTAAATTAATTAAGGATGTTGATGGGGCGGTTACCAAGGCCTTAGAGAGTGACGCATATAGGAATGCTCTAAAGGAAGTGTACACGTGGACACATGTTGCGGTAGACCTTGAAGGGCAAATTACTATTGCTCTTGGTGGTAATCAGCATCAAGTAGACGCGGCTCTTGCATTTAAGAGAGGTCTGGATAATTATATGAACCAATTTGGCGCAGATGCCAAACCGGTTGAGTATGTTGAAGCCAATAGAAAGGCTTTTAATCCAAATAATTTTGTTAGTGGTGTAAATGCCAGGTTCTTTGAGGAGGTTCCTCAGGCAGCAAGATATATGGAGATTGACGTTGGGGATGATATCTACAACTTTAATCGAGTTCAGCAGGAAAATTTTGTAATGTGGCTAGATAGTCAACGGTCCTCTCTAGGTGCAGAAGAATTTAAAAGAATTTATACGTTATTCGGACAATTTTACCGGGGTAAAGGTTTAGCTCCAGAGGATGGGAAATTAGCACTTGAGCCTGACGACCCATTCTATAGACAATTTGAGGCATTATTGGAATGAGCGCCACAGAATATGATGTAGCACAAGAAGCTGAAGCGATTCGGCGTAAAAGGCTCGAGGGGTTGGGTCTTGCGGACCAATATGATTTGTGGCGTGAATCCTTACCCAATGCACGAAGTATAACTAGCGCAGAGGCTTTTAACCTATTCCTGGAAGCTCAAAATGTTGAGAATGCCGCTCTTGATGGGCGTGTCTCCGTGTCCACGGGCGGGACGGACGACGGACCCGCCACCCCCACACCGATACCGGGTACCGATGCCGAGGGACCCGGTACCGATGCGCCCGGGGATACCTCGGAACTGCCAGTCGGCGGTACCCCGGTACGGGAGACAGACGTAGACCCTGAGACTGGGGAAGTAACCCTATCTGATTTGATTCTCAAAGGGGAAGGTGTACCCACTAAACCAGAGGGTTTATGGGAGCCACCGCCAGAAGCTGAGGCACTGAATTACGAGCCACCATCAACGGATACAATGACCTACTCGAAAGAGTGGATTGAAGAGGCTAAGAAATTTCATAAGTATATGGGGTCTCCAGACCTTATTCCTGGAGGTCCTTCGCCTGCGCTAGTTGAGGATCGAGCAGAATACGTACGTAGATACCGAGAACAACGGGGTGAATACGAGCCGGGTTGGTTTGCACCCACAGGGCGACAGAGCCGTGATAATGAAATTGGTCAATGGGCAAGACGTCAATTTGGCTCATTTAATTGGAATTTAGCGGCGATGTTGAGTCTCGGTCATAAGGTTATGACTTCTGGGGATCCAGAGTTTGCACTAAATTTTCTGAATCTTCTTAATATGTATGATCATTCAGATGGCGGAGCCGCAGAATTCGGTATGGCGGTACTTAATCTTGCTTCTGATCCAACTACTTATAGTGGGCTTGGTGTTGGTACTCTTGCGGCCCGGGGAGCAGCTAAACAATTAGCTAAAGCTCAACTTAAAAAGTCTACTCAACTAGCGATCATAGGCGGAACAGCCGGTATGGTGGAAGGTGCATCACTCGCTGGTGGGTTTAATTTAACTGTTCAAGCTATTGAGAAACAAGCTGGTGCCCGAGAAGGTATAGATTGGGGCGAAGCTGGTTTAGCTACTGGTGCAGGGGGATTATTAGGAATCGCTATAGGTGGTGGGGCTGGTCATTTAGTTGGTCGTCGCATGGACAAAGTTGCGAAAGAAGCTGAAAAGATGTTAGCTGACGCGCTCGGGGGCAGGTTAGTCTCAGAAGAGCGAGCCGCAGAAGGTCGGGCTGCGGATCAAATAGCGATAGCTCTTGAAGATCAAATTGCAAAAGAAGCCGCACAAGGTCGACGAGCCACCGACGCGGAAATGATTCTTGAGTTCATAAACGAAGGTCATGAGATACCTCGTAAAGTGGATGGTTCTATTGACCAGGATATTTTAGCTGATAGGATTAGAATTTTCCATGACAAAGGAATTGGAGCTACACCGCAAGCTAAAATTATAGACAATGCCCCGGAAGCAGGCCAAGTTGATATTGAATATGATGTATTAGCTAATGACGATGTAACAGATAGCATATACAAATTTTTCGATGAAATGGTGGACTTATTTAAGAAGGATGTTGATCTATTCGTAACATTTGAGCAAGATAAAGCTGTAATAAAAATGAGGCCCAAGAAAGGCTTTAAAGATGAATATGGCACGGATGCAACAATCGCTGAAATGATCCACGAGGAATGGGAACTTAGAGAATATCCAAGTATACCTGCCGCTGATGCACCACCCAGTATACTTCCTACTAGAAAAGCTGGAAGCGCAGAGACGGAAATTTTAGATTTCGTTGATAAATGGAATCGTGAAAGAGCCGGTACTGAGCCAAATGCACCTTTCTCCGATAAGGAAATCCAGGTGGTCGAGGGCGGTGTGGATATTAACACATGGCAGTATGGCTTTGATACAGGGCCAGCGGCTGTTGAAGTTTTCAAGCGTATTGGGGCTGAAACGGGCGCAACTGTTAAATTCGATGTTAATGCCCCAGGGCCTATTAAAGTACGGGGTACGGCAGAACAAATACGACGATTCCTAGAAATTGAAGATGCTCTACCAGAGCAGTTGATCGGCGGGGCAGAAATTACACATGAAGGTAATTCATCCACATGGACTTTCAGTGCCGGGAAAGTTGGAGCGGCAATTGAGGACAGTTTCGCTGCCGAAAGACAAATTAAAGAGCTTGCGGCAGAGAACAATATTAACGTAGAGGTAGTTCGGGGGACCAAGGAACGAGATTTCCCAATACCGGCTGAAACATTAACATTACAATTCAGCAACGAAGTGGATCGAGTTAGGTTCAATAAAATCTATGAAACGGAAATAGGGGCTGAAAAGCCCTTTGAACAGATAATTAAGGATGTAGCAACGGATCATCCGGAACGTCTGGTCCCTGCTGAGGGTGAAACAATACTTCCAGGTCGTAGGGGTGGAAAGCCATTTACGGTCGAAGAAGGGTTAGCCCGTGGGTTGTCAGACGAAGATATAGCTAAACTGGAAATCGACCCAATAAACGTGGTGGACAAGCTTGAACGTGCCGGATTCAAGGTTGCGATGGGTGAGGAAGGTGACATATTATTTGATGCTACAGATATGTCCCCTGCAACCGCTGAAAGAATTGAAAGAGTTGCTAAAGAAACCGGTGTAAAAGCGGAACCAACCGCTCTACCTGATGAAGTTCCATCTAGGGAAGATGGGGGAGAAAATCTTGGTATTACCTATCTGGATGATCCGTCATTAACCCCAGCGCAGAAGGAATTAGGTAGAATTTGGGACATGGACGAACCCGATATGACTAGGGCTTTACGGTCATGGGTAGCTAAATATCCAGGCGAGCTTGTTGTTAAAGGTGAAGCTGGCGAAGTATATCGGGGTAAAGACCTACAAGCAGCGGATAAGGCATGGCGAGAAGCTAGCAGACGTGGTGAATTTCCATCAACCAGCCATACTGAACATCGAGGGACCTTTAACCCATCGGGAGTAGATACTCCCAGTGCCACAGGTGTTATTGTCATTAGCGGTGATCCTGTAGATATAGGCAGATTCGGTGCAATGATGGCTGACGAGGTTCAGCCAGCTAGATTACCTATGGCCGAATCAAAGGAGTTAGCTAGGCGTATTGCAGAGATAGAGGCAACAGTAAAAGAGGAAGTGGTCGGAAAGTCCGCTTCACTACCCGGTAGTTTTGTTCGTGATGCAACCGGTGCCGAATTTGAAGTGGTGGGTCGAACCAAGAATGGTTGGTACCACTTAAGAAATAAATTAACCGGTGAGGAGGTCAATCGACGTCGTAACCAGTTTGAAGTTCTAGAATCTCGTCCTAAGCCTGAAATGGCTGGTCCAATGGAATTAGCGCCATTTTCCACGAATGCGGCTAAAATCATAGCTATGAATGAAGACGTGGTATCTGGTAAGTTACAGGGAGTTAAAATAACTACCGAAGAGCAACTAACAATTGTAAAAGAACTACGTGAAATGGGGATTAAAATTGAACAGAAGAAACTTGCCACGTACTGGACCCCAGCTGAACTTCTATATTTACGGGATACGTATAATTCCATGGCCCATGGTATGTTGGAACTTGGCCGTGTATTGAGGAGAGATTTGAAAAATAATGGTAGGTTAACGGATGAACAAATGGCCATGTTTAATGAAGCCCACACTACATTCGTAGCTACCAGAGATTTATTCTTTGCTACAGTTGGTAACGCCGGTAGGCAACTTCAAATTCTTAAGACTCGACCGACTAATGAGGTTTATGAGTTTTCTCAAGGATTAATGGATGCGATTAGCATTAGTGGTGGTAGAACCAACACGGAAAGAGCTATTACCATGTTCGCTGATCTTGCAGATAAGGATATCATAAAGCCTGGACGAACTAAGATAGGAGAAGCCACAAAGATATCTGATAATATATGGGGCAATCAAGTCGCATCGGCTTTCCTGATTGTTAGATATAATATGATGTTATCTAGCTGGCGGACTCACTTCTTTAATTTCTTGGGTAACTCTGCTTCAGGGTCATATCAACATCTTTTAGTAAACCCTGTCAAGATGATAATTAATAATTCAATGCATGCCTCGCAAATAGCAATGGGGGTAATTGATCCTAGATTTATACCCGATCCAGCAGATAGAATAACCTTTCATCAACAGTGGGCTGGATTAAGAAGTCATTATGCTTCAGCCCGGGATAGTCTTGCTTTAGCTAAGGAGATTGCCCTAGGCCGAGATATCGGTGAAGGTAAAGTTTGGAACGAGCTAGGTTTACGGTATAACGTTATTGATGTACCAGATGGCGCATTTGCTAAAATAGGTACTACTCCGGTTCGGTTACTTGAGGCTGGTGATGCTTTCTTCAAGAATCAGTATTATATGTCCAAGATTCATGAATTATCAAGCATGAAAGCACGGGTAGATGAAGTACATCATGGGATGGACTTTCAGACACGGTATCGTAAATATGTTGATGATCCAGAAGCTCCGATGATGCGGGAAGCAAAAGAATACGCCGCTAAACAAACCTATACTAATGATCCAAGTGTATATGGTGGGGTATTTGCAGCTTTAGCCCGGGGCGCTGCTGCGGCACAAAATAGAAGTATCATAGTTAATATGATAGTGCCATTTGTCCGTACCCCAGCTAACCTTTTAAGTTATTCGATGGAAATGATAGGCGTTAATCAATTCGTCTCATTACCCACCACTTACAGACAAATTATGAAAGGCTCAGCACAAGAGAGCCAAGAAGCTATAGCAAGATTGACTGTAGCCGCTGGGTTATGGTTGACAGTCTATGAAATGTATCAAAATGGCGATATTACTGGTACTGGTCCGAGTAATTGGGAAGAACGGAAGGCATGGGAAGCTGGTGGATGGCAAGCAAATTCAATCAGGATACATGGCAAATATTATGATATTTCTCGGGCCGATCCAGGGGGTCAATCTCTAGTATCTATAGCTTCAGTTTTTGATTACTATGCCATGACTCAGCAACAGAATAAACCCGCAATGGAGTGGCTCACCGCTGGATTGCTGTACACAGCAGATATGATTGTAGATGAATCTTATTTATCTACTGCATCCGACGTTATTACAGCCATTCAGTCTAAAGAAGAAGCTCGGGCAAGATCAGTTACCGCTAGTCTTATTAACTCGATCGTGGTGCCTAATTTAGCGCGCGATATTAGAGCAGTAACAGACCCAGAGGTAAGGACCGCTGCTAGTACGAATTTGATAGATCAGGTGGTTAAGCAAATGAAGAATGCTTCACCCTGGCATTCTGATGAATTACCTTCTGCCAGAGATTGGAAAGGGGACACAATTGATAGATACGGTAATGCTTACGTGCGTGGGTTGGTCCCGTTTAAGATTCGTGATCCAGAAGATTCTGACCCAGCGAGTATGGCAATTGCCTATGCGCGTATCCCACCGAATATACCCAATAAAACCATAGAATGGCCTAAAGGACGGGGTAATGCTATTAACTTATTTGCCATGGATGGTGGTGCTGGGTTTGTATACGATAAGTATTTGGAGATAGTGGGTAAAGCCAGATACAGAGCGGTAAACACTCTGATGAAGACCCAAGCCTGGAAACGTTTGGTAGAGAAAGGGAATATAGGTCCCGGTTCAGATGGGGAAGATGCATTACGCAGAGTTTTAGGGATAGGCAGCGCCAATGGCCGGGACCAGATGCTTGCTTGGTTGATTAGACATAGTGGGGATAAAGCACAATTTCGTAGAGGTAATGGTGATTTAATTCTTATCGATCATCCGGTTAGTGTACGGGAATACATAAGGCTTCGCAGAGCAGTACGGGGAACGGATGTTCCGCTGGATATAGAGGAATTTCCACAGTATGAAATAGAACACCGTAAAGAAGGGCCGGAGTTCTTTAAACCGAGGACGGAAGAATGACAGTTCAAAATGTACCAAATTTTGTTGACTATATTGGTAACGGCGCTCAAACGTCCTTTGCCTTTGTATTCAGAGCGGATGATGTTTCTTGGGTTAATGTCTCATTCACAACTGACATAATCGGGGTAACCCTTAACGCGGATCAAGATACAACTCCGGGCGGCACAGTGGATTATAGTGTTGCTCCACCGGATTTACAGGATATCAGGATTCAACGGGATACCCCACAGGTTCAGAATCTGGACTATACAAGGTATGATCCTTTCGACTCTGAGTCACATGAGGATGCGTTAGATAAGCTAACAATGGAGGTCCAGGACCTTCTGCAGGTAGCCGCTGATTTGCAAGATCAGATCAATGCCATAAGTCCCACTACTCTACCGGTTGGTACAATAGAAGGAAGTATCCTACGTTGGGATAATGTTGGTCTTGATTGGGACGAGTTTATTAACTATATCTTACCCTTAGCGGATGGTACCCCGGGCGATGCTATTGTTACCGATGGGGCAGGTACTTTATCATTTGGTTCTGGGGGTCTTTTACCTGCGAGTTCAGTATTAAATTCTACATTGCGTGGTGATGGTGCCGGTGGTTGGGTTGAACAGTCTATAGCAAAAATCAGCGCTGCAGGTACAATAGTTACAGACTCTGGAATTCTCTCAAGTGATGGTATTGATGCCTTCTCATTCTCTACTTTTGCTGGTGTTACTACATTTGTAGGTACTGGTGGAATGACTGGGGTTGAATACCTAGGCCCAGTTTGGAATTGGAATGATATTACTATTGTACGACCACACATCCTTGATTACTCTATAGCGGTAGTGCAATTCTCAATTATCGCGAATTCGGTAACTGTTGATCTAGAATCGGCCAATGCCTGTGTTATCGATATTGACGATGTTGGTGCAACTGCCGATTTCACGGTTGTATTATCAAATCCACCAGCTATTGGCCGTTACGGTGAGATTATAATTGATTTCGTACAAGGTACACCCGCTTTCAATGCGATCTGGCCGGGATCGGTCTTATGGCCCGGGGGCACACCGCCAGTAATCTCGGTTACTAATAACGCAAGGGATACCGTACATCTTTGGACAAGGGATGGAGGCACCACTTGGTTCGGAAGTTTCTTACAAGATTATTCATAATGGGATTACTCGTTGGCGGTCTTGGTGTTACTGGTCCCGCTGGCGGTGACCCATTGGATATAAATGTTTCTAACCCGCAGGGTGGGTCCATATTTCATACTATGTCATTTGATTTTCACCATTTTTCGGCGGCTTTAGGTGCCGCTGATTGGTTAAGAACAGCTACCTATTTATTTAGGCAAGGTTTTGCAATTGAGAATGTTACCGATGAATTGATACTTAATACTATTGATGCGGCTCTCCCAGTTGCCCATAGATGGCGTGTACAAAGAACAGGCGGTTCTCAAGTTACTACCTCTTCATTCTTTCCCACTAATTTAGCTATAGGTGTTTGGTCAGTTTGGCGAGGCGGTATTGTAGCACCAACACAAAGAGATGCATTTTCATACACTCTTTTTGCCCCGGGTTCTATTGGTGGTACCTGGAAGATACAGATTGAAGAGGAAATATCAACAAATCTTATTATGAATCGCACAGTTAACATGCAAATGACGATGACATAATTATGGGTTTATTTGTTGGAGGTCCCGCTTTAGGTCCCAGAGGAGGCACTCCCGATGCTACTGGGTTTGTCTTGGATGAAGTATCCTCAGCTAATCCTGAAGGTGGAAATAACCCTTTTCGATTTGATTCCTTTTGGAGACCCGATGGGGGTAGAGTCTTTACACTTCGGGGGCTGGATTTTGAGTTAGCGCAGCTTGATGTATCACCGGCATGGGGCATACAACCCGGTGATTGGTCAAATCGAGTTACAACCGCGAACATATCCAATATTCGTAGTATGTGGTGGTCGACTGGTGGAACAGTGTTATTCGCCGCTACGCGAGTTCCATCGACCATATTTAGGATTATTGCTTGGGATCAATCAGCCACCCCGTATGATTTAACAGTTCTTGGTCCGTCTGTAAATAAACTATTCAGTCCGCAAGCGCCCGGTGGACCACAAGATCATGTTTGGAGTGCAGATGGTCTAACAATGTGGATACATTGGACAGGTACTACAGTTCCTGCTACTGGACTTTCTACCATACTTAGATATATCGGTACGGTACCTTTTGATCCCTTATCGCTTGCCAATTCGTTTAGCGCATCTTTTGCCATGGACCCTGATGCTGGTCTTGATTTACATACTTGGTCATTTTCAACGGATGGTACCAAGATTTATGGAATGGATGGTCAATTTCTTGTTTCATGGGACCTTACTATCCCGTTTGATATCACAACCGCAGGAAACTTTCAAACTGGACCAACAGTAGCGGCTGGTGATGCATCAGTTACTAGGGGTATTGTTGTGCGACCAGATAATACGGATATTTATGTAGCAGGGGATCAAGGCGTATTTGATATGAAAGCGGTATGGTTCAGGGAATAATTATGAATGTAAAAGATCAGGGTAAAGCAATATCAATGTCGGCTGCTATCACGTGGATTCCGCTTATCCCACTTCTGTGGTTTGTTGGTAAACCACTGATTGCAGAGTCATTGGCTGAGGACATTAAGCAAACGGTTCAGGCTGAAGTTGCGCCGATCAATAATGCTTTTGTCGCTCTTCTCCAACGTGATATCAATGCTACAAGAAAGGATATCGCTGCATTAAAATTCCGCCAAAGAACAGATGATGGGTGGACGCAAGATGATGCTGAATATTTAGCCGACCTGGAAATTCAGCTAGATGCTCTTGAAGAGGCAAAATCGGCTCTACAAGTAGAGAATACATCATGAAGTTAACGGAAAATTTCTCTCTTGAGGAGTTCTTGGTGTCGCAAACTGCGATCCGCCACGGCATTAACATGGACCCACCTATCGAGGTTATTGATAACTTACGGCGTCTCTGTGTTGATATTCTTCAACCTGTAAGAGATATACTCGGTGTGCCTTTTTCGATAAGTTCCGGGTATCGTCCGTTGGAGCTTAATACTCTCATAGGTGGGTCCACCACTTCTGCGCATCCTTATGGCATGGCGGCAGATGTGATTCCTCACCGTCCTATTACACCACTTAGACTCGCTGAAACGATAAGGGATATGGAGCTTCCCTATGATCAAGTAATCCAAGAATTTGGACGTTGGGTACATGTAGGGATATCAGCAGAAGAAGAGGATGTTCGCCTGGAAGAATTAACAGCCTTCAAAGAGGCGGGGCGAACTAAATATATACACGGGTTAAGGGAGGTAAAAGCATGAAAAAATTACTATACTGCCTATTATTGTGTGCACCATTGGTGTTTGCAATTGAATCTAAGACGTTCACGTGGACACCGCCAACGCAAAACACTGATGGGTCCACTTTACCGGATGCAGAGATTGCTTCATATAACATTTACTGTAATTCGGTGTTACTGGGCAACGCACCGAATACCGGTGGGACAGATACTTGGGTATCTCCCACATTACCTCAGGGTAATTATACTTGTCATGCTACAACGGTGGCAACCAATGGGGAGGAATCGGACGCAAGTAACGTCGTAAATTTTACTGTCGCGCCATCCAAACCGGAGGCACCATCAGGCTTCTCTGTCGTCCTACCGTAATACCACCAAGACCACAACCTAAACCACCGGGGTGTTCAAAATGAATAAACCTTCAAGTACAATTCAAGCAGCTGGACTCGCTGGCTTTGCAGCAGCGACTCTCCTTTTAATAATTAAACTAGCGTGGCCTGCAATCTACGTACAGATTCCGCCCGAATATCATGGTTATTTAGTCGTGGCCATTTCTGCCGGGTGGGGCTATCTCAAGAAGGAGAATGTCCTTGGGTCTTCTAAGTAAAATCTTCGGCGGTGACCAAGCGGTAGCCGGTATAACTGCGGTTGGCTCCATTGTCGACAATCTCTTCACATCGAAAGATGAGAAATTAACCCACGAAGAGGTACGGATTCGGCTCGCTCAAGCGCCCGATATGGCCCAGATTGAGCTTAACAAGATCGAAGCCAGTCACCGATCACGATTTGTTGCAGGCTGGCGACCGTTTATGGGTTGGGTTGGGGGCGTTGGCTTAGCTAATATGTTTTTGATCAATCCGTGGATTCAGTGGATCACAGGTCAAAATGGACCAAACTTACCCGAAGGCGTGATTATGGAGTTAGTGTTCGCGCTCTTGGGCCTTGGTACACTTCGAACCATGGAGAAGATTAAAGGGAAGACAAAGTAATGCCATTTAAATCAGCAAAGCAAAAGAGGGCAATGTATGCAGCGGCATCTGGTAGGTCGAAAATCGGGATATCTAAGGCTGGGGCAAAGAAATTCATTGCTCACTCTAAGGGAAAAACAGCTAAACGCAAAAAGAGAAAGGGAAAGCGGAAGCGATAATGTCCAAAGGAAAATTCACAAAACAGTTAGAACGCATAACAGGTAGGACTCCAAGGGGGTCTGTATATACGATTAGAGGCGCGGACGCGATTAAACGTGGTGGTAAAGTTTACCCCATCCATCGCAAGAAGAAGGCCGTAAAGAGTATACGTAAGAAGAAAAAAGCTAAGAAGAACTATCGTCGAAGCTCTAAAGCATCGCGCATGAGATCGTAACAGGTCTGCCCAATCGTGGTTAGGTGATAATCTTCACCTACGGCTGCCCCTGTATAATATGTCCAAATAAGCTGATGAATCCGAACCATAGCAAAGCACGGGGCACGCTTAAACATCTGCTTATGGACCCATTCTAGTTCTTCTTTAGATGTGAGGGCAATATCAACCCAGAGGATTCCTCTGTGTTGTTCCCATCTGACCCTTCTTGTGACGCCACTAGGTAAGTACCTAAGAATGTCACGAGTTGCTCTATTATTATCTTTTCTTCCCATACCATTATTCCTACGCGTAACCAGTGTTTTACGTCTTTAGTGTGAACAAGTCCAGGCACATTTGTACCGGGAATGAGGCACCACCCCCTCGTTTGTCGTATATTCGCACAAAGGAGGAGCCACGGTTGCCCCTTAGCTCTGCAACGCTTACGGAACCACCCCGACTGGCTGGGTCGTAAGATACACTTCTTTTCATTCTCGGTGTATTTAAGTTCGAGACTATTGCAGTACCCTTCGATGCAATAGTTAACATCGGGAGTTCCAATTGCTGTTTCATGACTTTCAATCCTCTCAAAGTGACCATAGGGCTTAAGTTTTGGCCCTAGGTATTTCCACATCTTTGTTTCACCCCTACTCACGTTGTAAACTCCTCAGATAACATCTGCATCTGAACTTCGAGGGCAGCTTCCCTGATGTTATCCGGTATCGATTCGGACCGCACGAGTTCATTGTAGTATTCGGCCATAGACTCATAAACGCGATTCGCATGGGGTCCCAATGCGTGCAGCCACAGCCAATAGAGGTCGGCCATTTTGTCCGCCAACTGTATAATAAGGGCCTCGTCTGGCTCAAGCACCCGCCCCGTGACTTGCTTGTAGAGGTCATTGAGTTCCCATCCGTTATCCCTAGCTTTTTCCTTAGTAGGCGTTGGTATGTCCCCGGTGACAATTTCATCGAGGTCGTGTAAAAGCGCTGCTTTTGTGATTTCATAATCATCGTACCCCGCAATTTTGGCAATAGCTCTGGCAATCATGGTCACATCGAACGTATGCTCCGCTAGGCTCTGGGGGCGTACGGTCCGGACGATATGCCAGCGTGTGACCCCCGATGCCCGTAGAATATCATTAATCTTCATGTTGCATAACCCCATATTCAATTTTCCACTTTCTGGCGCAATTTTCCATCATCTTTGCGTGGATCGCTATTAGTGGATTAATGTTCTCTAGCTCACAAATGTCTAAAGCAAGGATAAGAACATCGGCTATTTCACCCGCATCCACTTCACCATTCTCTTTCAACGCTCGCCAGAGTTCTGGCACTTCCTCCATTGAAAGTTTCTTGATGGCGTCAGCCGGAGTTCTATCCGGCATAATTTCATCGGCCCAGTGCTTAATGGCCCGGGAAATCACAGTTAAATCCGCCTCATGTACGCTTATGTATTTTTTCATATTAACCCCACATCTTGGTATGTTGGTCCAAACCCAACCCACCTGACCGTACTCATTTCGTCAATGTGGGCTACTATATTTTCCACGTAGTGTTTCTCTACGTAGTTGGCGAAGTTCAAGAAGACTAGATCAGGAGCGCAATGCCAACAAGCCTCCTCTATCTGCATCTTAGAGTATGTGAAAACTCGCCGTACCCGGTTGGTCACTGTTGTGTGTTCTGGGGGGAGCTGGAGTTCCTCCCACGACAGTTCCTCCTGATCCGCGTAACAGTCGCCACTGTTCCCACCAACTCTAATGGGCAGAGTTCTGCAGGTCCCGATTACTATGTTAAGCATAGGGATTGGGATACCCATATTGGAGAGAAAAGCCGCAGGACTACAATCCCGACTGGTGGTATAGGGATAGAACTGGGTGTTAATCCCAAGACTGAAGCCCTGCGACCCCTCTGCAAGTATACCGGCTGAAGATTCTAGCCGGATTTGCCATTCAGAATGGCTAGCAACATACTGGCTAAATTCCGTGTTCCTTAGCGCATCTTTAGTGATTGATGCCTTATATCTCATCATCTTTTCACACACCGCAGCAGCGCTACCTTGTGCCGTACTGCCTATTCGATCTACCATCGCCGCTTCTTTCTTGACATGCTCTGGAGCTAGCACCATTGCGCATGGATGGATACGTAGAGTTTGGTTCGTACGTAAATGTACCATTTCCTCCTTTAGCCTATCGAGACTAAATACAGCCCCGGGGCCAATTAAAACTTGCGTTATATTCTTACCTATGGCTGAACTGGGCAGTACCTTAAACATGTACCGTACCCCATTCTTTGATATGTAAGTATGACCTGCATTGGGCATATTGGCGGTAATACAGGTATCATAATCACCTGTCTCCCCCAAATATCCACAAATTAGTCCCTTACCTGTACTCCCGTATTGAAGATCTACAACCAGATCAACCTTAGGTTGTAAACTTGTCATGCGGGGGGACCTTGTATTTCCATCGTCGTATTCCTTCTGTTCTTGGTCTGTGCTTGACGAACCCATATGCTTCTACCTTCTTATAAAAATGAACTACACCCTTGGTTCTTATTTTCCTATTCTTAGCCCAATCAGAGAAAGCTTCGAATAGCCCCATTCTATCTACGTCGTCTGGCCAAGATTCATCAGCAGTAACAACTCCTAAGTCGTGTCTGCCAATACACTCGTCCATCCAAACATCGACTGAATCACCCGTAGCCTTATATATTGCCCGTTGGGTCTTTAATCCCTCAGTTACAATAGCCTTGGCCAAATTGCTCTCAATCTTCCTACTCTGGAGGTCGAACATCATCGCAGCTAAACCCCCATCATCTAACATCTGGTCGAATAGAGCATCGAAGTAACGGCGGTTATTTGCGTACTTGTTGCTGACTTCCAGTACGAGCCATCTTCTTGATTCCGGCCCTGCAGGTATAAACCAATCCGCATTGGAGGCCACAGCGAGTCGGATTCGGTTATCGTACATAAAAGAGTCAATACCCTTACGTTCACACACCAGTTGCTTTTCAGTGACCATCGATTTGAGGACACCTGCCGTTTGTCTATCTCCACCGTAAATTACCTCGTCTGCGAACACGAACAATCCGTCCATAAGATGATAGTTAAAGTTACCAACAAGATGCCGTGGGTTAGTTACATGCTTATAGTGGGTCCGTCCTACTATTCCACCCACCATTTCACAGAAAGTTCCCTTTCCGACACCTTCCTCCCCGTGCATTACGATTGCAGTACCTTTTGGCACCATCGGGTCCTGAATTATGTCGGCTATCCAATCAAGGATATAATCATGTAATTCCTCATCGCCCCCACATAAGATTTCCTTGATGTGGCTATCAAATAAGGACCAATCCCCTTCCTCCGGTTTAACCCCCCATCCTTGCCATAGATTAACATAACCATTACACCATAAATCTTCATCCGGAAAGAAGCCCATACCTCTAATACACTCCCGCCGATCAGAGTGAGCCATCCAAACATCAGCTTCAGTCGGTTGCTTCCCTCGTTTACCGGGAATTGTTACCTTACGGTTATACATCAGGGTATTAAAATCTTGGGTGCCCATTATGTGGATTCCGCCCACTTTATCCCGGTGCACGATTCGTATCTTGCCCCCGGTTAGAAGTATGGCATTATCCGTGTTCATAGCCTGTACCAACTCGCTAAAATCTCCGGCCCTTGCTGGGTCACTTGACGGATCATAGCCGCCTTCTTTAGCGAAATAGATAAGACTACCGACTCGTATGGTTCCAGCGGGATTAAATCCAGGCCATCGTTTCTCGCACTCACCTTGGATGTATCGTTCCCCGGTTGCGCTCCAACCGTCCCACAAACTGAGGCCATCTTTATCGGGGTATTGGGAGTTAATCGCTTGTCCAATAAATAGCCACTCTTCGTACGATATAGCATCGGTATTAATGTGGTCCAACATAGCGGCGATTTGGCTAAGCTCATATCTTTCCTCTATGTAATCTTCCCCTACTTCCTCATTGCCTCGCCCGGGTTTAGCAGCCCATGGCACACCCATAATATCACTAACCCACTCGGGTGTTTCTGGTATGTCGCCCCCTTCAATCCAACTATAAGTGCCATCATCGTTTT